GCGCGCCGGGAAACCGACTGGTTCCCCTCGCTCTATCGCTAACCCGGTCTACTACGACCATCACCACTACCAGCATGGCTAAACGGCAGAGGTCTGACTCAATCACGGCAGCGATCCAGGCGAAGCAGGCCGCCGCGCTGCCGCCGCTCGCGCCGCCGGCGCACTGCCCGCTGCGGGACGTGGAACGGCCGTTCTTCGACAACATCGTTCGCGCGCGTGCGCGAGACACTTGGACCCAAGCGGACCTTGAACTGGCGGTGGAACTCGCCGCGGCCCGCGCCGATGCCGCTCAACTGCGCATCGAGATCGCGGACGAGGGCAAGGTGCTGATCAACCCCCGGGGCACGCCGATCGCGAACCCCAAGCACCTCATTCTGGAGTCGACGGCCCGGCGCATCGTGACGTTGTCGCGCCTGCTCCACGTCCACGCCGAGGCGACGGTGGGCGAGTCGCGCGATAGCGCCAAGGCCGCGACCCTGCAGCGCGCCGCCGCCGCGGAGATGGAGGAGGACGACGGTCTGATCCCGAGGCTGCGCGTCGTCTGATGGCACGCGCGAAGAAGGAACTCACCCGCGGTGAGCAGATCATCGCGTTCATCGAGAAGTACTGCATCGTCCCCGAGGGTGAACACGTCGGGAAGCCGCTGAAGCTCGCGCCGTTTCAGAAGAAGTTCATCCGCGAGGTCTACGACAACCCGCACGGCACCCGCCGCGCGTACCTCTCGATCGCGCGGAAGAACGCGAAGACCGCGTTGATCGCGTGCCTGGTGCTCGCGCATCTGGTCGGCCCCGCGGTGAAACTGAACGGCCGGATGGTGTCCGGTGCGCAAAGCCGCGAGCAAGCGGCACAAGTCTTCGAATTAGCGTCGAAGATGGTCCGGTTGTCGCCGAAACTGGCGCAAGAAGTACGAATAGTGCCGTCAGGCAAGAGACTGATCGGCCTGCCGAACAACACAGAATTCCAAGCCCTCGCGGCCGACGGTACGACCGCGCACGGCCTGTCGCCGGTGCTCGCCATCCTCGATGAGGTCGGTCAGGTGCGCGGGCCGAAGGATGACTTCGTTGACGCGATCACGACATCGCAGGGCGCGCATGAAGCGCCGTTGCTGATCGCGATCAGCACGCAGGCCGCGAGCGACGCGGACCTGTTCTCGTTGTGGTTGGACGACGCCGAGCGTTCCAAGGATCCGCACATCATCTCCCACGTCTACACCGCCCCGCTTGAATGCGCGTTGGATGACGTGAAGGCGTGGAAGGCTGCGAATCCCGCGCTCGGCGTTTTCCGCTCGCGCAAGGATCTTGAGGAGCAGGCGAAGCACGCGGTGCGGATGCCCGCGACCGAGAACACGTTTAGATGGTTGTGCCTCAACCAACGGATTCAGGCGCACTCGCCTTTCGTCAGCAAGAACATCTGGAACGCGAACGCCGGCGCCGCCACACCCGAGGCGTTCGAAGCGTGCCCGGTGTACGCCGGCCTCGACTTGTCGGCCCGGCAGGACTTGACTGCGCTCGTCGTCGTCGCGAAGGACGCCGCCGGCCTCTGGCACGTCCGCCCGTACTTCTGGGCGCCTGCGGTGGGCCTGGTGGAGCGTGCGCGCCGCGATCGCGCCCCCTACGACCTGTGGGCGCAGCAAGGCTATCTGGAGACGACTCCCGGTAGCTCGATCGACTACGACTACGTTGCGCAGCGTCTCGCGGAGATCGCGGAGGACTGCGACTTGCGCCTCGTCGCCTACGACCGTTGGCGTATGGACGTGATGCAGAAGGCCCTGGCGGATCGGGGCATCGTGATTCCCCTCCACCCGCACGGGCAGGGGTACAAGGACATGAGCCCGGCCCTCGACGGTTTGGAGGGTGAACTCGTCAGCGGGCGGCTGCGCCACGGTGGGCACCCGATCCTGACGTGGAACGCCGCGAACGCGATCGTCACGCGCGATCCTGCCGGGAACCGGAAACTGGACAAGAGCAAGGCAACGGGAAGGATCGACGGGATGATTGCACTTGCGATGGCGCTCGGCGCCGCCAGTTCGGTCGCCCCCGAGACGGTGCCTGTGCCGGGGATCGAGATCCTATGAAACTGCTTGATCGACTTCTGTTCGCCGCGGGATTGCAGCGAACGCCCAAGAACCTCGCCAGCGATATGTCGATGGACGAGTTCGCCGCGTGGGTGAAGGGCAACTCGGACTCGTGGTCGGGCCTCGTCAACGAGACGACGGCGATGCGCATCAGTGCGGTCTACGCCTGCGTGGCGTTGATCGGCGGCGCGATCTCCTCGCTCCCGCTGAAGTTCTACCGTCGCACGAGCGAATCGGGCGATCGGGAACTCTACTACCCTGACGAGTACTGGCTGTTTAACGAACAACCATTCGCGTGCTGGGCCGCGGCGCCGGCGTGGGAATACGCCGCGCAGTCGCTGCTCCTGCAGGGCGACTCGTTCTGGAGGATCCACCGCGGCGGCGGGCTGAGTCCGCGCGCCACCGGCGTCGAGCCCCTGTACCCCGGCACGGTGACGGTGCGTCGAGCCGGCGATCGGCTGCGCTACATCATCACCCCGCAGCCCTCGCAACAGGGCGAGTCGCCGACCGCCAAGACGGTGGTGCTCGACCAAGACGACGTGCTGCACATCCCGGGGCCCGGGTTCAACGGCCTGCGCGGCCTGTCGCAGATCACCAGTGCATTGAGCACGCCGGGCTCGGTCGCGCTCGGCGCCGACGAGTACGCCGCCTCGTTCTTCCGCAACTCCGCGCGGCCCGACCTCGTGCTCGAAACCGACGGGAACCTCACCAAGGAGCAGATCAGCTCGATCCGCTCGCAGTGGGAGGAACGCTACGGAGGCGCGACGAAGGCGTACAAGCCGGCCGTGCTGCAGGGCGGACTAAAGATCAAGCCCATCACGATGAACGCGGTGGACTCGCAGTTGCTGGAGACGCGCCGGTTCCAAGTCGAGGACATCTGCCGCATCTTCGGCGTGCCGCCGCACATGGTCGGCCAGCCGACGACCTCGTCGTGGGGCACCGGCATCGAGCAGATGTCGATCGGCTTCGTCAAGTACACGTTGCAGCGTCACCTCGTGAAGTTCGAACAGGAGATCAACCGCAAGATCTTCCGCACCAAGCGGAACTTCTGCGAGTTCGACACCGCCGGGCTCGAGCGGGGCGACATCAAGACCCGCTTCGAAGCGTATCGCATCTCGCTCGGCCGCGCCGGCGAAAAGGGTTGGATGACGCCGAATGAAGTGCGCAAGATGGAGAACCAGGCGCCGGTTGAAGGCGGCGACGAGATCAACGACGGCGACCCACCGGACGCCACCACCGGCGCCGCTCCCGGCGCGGAAGGAACTGACAATGCCGACTCGACTTCTCAAGCTACTGAATGACAATCGGGCGGTGCGCTCCGCTGCGCGCCGCTTCGAAGTCGTCAGGAACGCCGCCAATGAGGCGACCATCTACCTGTATGACGTGATCGTCTCCTCGGTGCTGGAAGCCGAGTGGTTCGGCGGCGTCGCTGCGGAGACGTTCTGCAAGGAACTCGCCGCGCTCGACGCGAAGACGATCCACCTGCGCATCAACAGCCCCGGTGGCGACGTGTTCGCCGCCCGCGCGATGGCGCAGGCCGTGCAGGACAAGAAGAAGGACGCCAACGTCGTCTGCCACGTCGATGGGTACGCCGCGAGCGCCGCGACCTTCGTCGCGCTGGCCGGCAGCGAGATCGAGGTGAGCGAGGGCGGATTCTTCATGATCCACCAGGCGTGGACGCTGGCCTACGGCAACGCCGACGACCTCGTCGCCACTGCCGCGTTGCTGGAGTCGATCGACAACACGATCGTCTCCACCTACGCGAAGCGCACCGGCCTCGCCGAGGACAAGATCCGTTCGATGATGAAAGCCGAGACGTGGATCCCGGCCGAGGATGCGGTGGACATGAAGTTCGCCGATCGCCTCGCGCCGACCGCGGAGAACACGGTCCAGTGGGAGGTGTCGGCCTACGACGCCGCGCCGGCCGCGCTCGCCGCGAAGCCCGAACCCGAAACGCAACCCGAACCGGAACCCGTCGCCGAGGATCACTCGCGCGCGGAAGCCGAGCGCCGTTTGCAGTTCTACGAGCGAATCGCCGCCTAGTCGGCGCTCCCGCGCAGACAGGCCGATCGGGCCGCCTTCGGGCGGCCTTTTCTTTGTCAACCACCCAAGGACTCAACATGACGAGTATCCAACAACTGCGGGAGCGCCGCGCTGCCAAGGCCGCCGAAGCCCGTGCCATTCTCGACGCGAACGCCGGCGACAAGTGGAACCCCACCGCATCCGGTCAAGTCGATGCCCTCTACAACGAGATCGACGCGATCGAAGACCAGATCCGCGCCGTCGAACGCGCGATGCGCATCGAGGAAGACAAGGCGGACGGCGGCCTCGACCAGGCGAAGTCCATCAAGGACTCCTTCGACCCGAAGGATCCGAAGAACGCCCCGCGCGTGCTGTTCAACAAGTGGCTGCGTCAAGGCGACGCCGCCCTGTCGGCCGAAGAGTGGACGGTCATCCGCAACACGATGTCCACGACGACGAGTTCGGAAGGTGGCTACACCGTCCCGTCGCTGATCTCCAGCACCCTGTACGACTCGATGAAGGCATACGGTGCGATGCGTGCGCTGGCGGACATCATCCGCACGGCGGACGGCCGCCCCCTGTCGTTCCCGACCTCGGACGGCACGTCGGAGACGGGTGAATGGATCGCGCAGAACACGACCGCGACTGCCGCGGACCCGTCGTTCGGCACGGTCACGCTGAACGTGAACAAGGCGTCCAGCAAGATTGTCGCCGTCCCGTTCGAACTCCTGCAGGACTCCAACATCGACGTGGAGGGCTTCGTCCGCAACCGTCTCGCGCAACGCCTCGGGCGCCTCGGCAACACGGCGTTCACGGTGGGCACGGGCACGACGCAGCCTGACGGCGTCGTCCCGAAGGCGACTTCGGGCAAGGTCGGCACGACGGGCCAGACGGCCACGATTATCTACGACGACCTCGTGGATCTGGTTCACTCGGTGGACCCGGCGTATCGCTCGACGGCCTGCTCGTTCATGGCGCCGGATGCCCTGGTGAAGGTCATCCGCAAGCTCAAGGACTCGCAGAATATGCCGGTCTGGCAGCCGGATCGCAACGCCGGTATCGCGGTCACGGGCGCGAACCCCGACGGCGGCTACTCGTCGCAGAACACCGCGGTGGTCTTCGACCGTCTGCTCGGCTACCCGCTGTACATCAACAACGACATGGCTTCGCCGGCCGCGAACGCGAAGACGCTGCTCTTCGGCAACTTCTCGTACTACAAGATCCGCGACGCGATGGACGTTTCGATGTTCCGCTTCACGGATAGCGCGTACACCAAGCTCGGCCAGGTGGCGTTCCTCGCGTGGTGCCGGATGGGTGGCAACCTGCTCGACACCGCCGCGGTCAAGTACTACGCCCATAGCGCGACGTAATCGGTCGCATCTCCGCAGTCGCCCCGCGCATCGCAAGGTGCGCGGGGTTTTTCATTAGAGGCAACCATGCCCGAAACCCCCCTCATCTGGACGACCAGAGGCAACCTGCCGATGGACTCGCTGCATTACTCGACTCGTTGGGAGGATACCGACGAGTACACCAAATTCATCGAAACGTACACGCTGGACGGTGAAACCGTTCGCGAGTCGGTTCACATCCTAATGAAGCGCGGACTCGCCGTAGAGGCTATCGCGCAACCTTTGTAGGGAACGACCATGGCGAATACGCAAGGGATTAGCGGCGCGCTCAAGCAGGCTGCGATGTCCGCGGTGCTTGATGGCAAGGCGTTGAAGGCGGCGTTGTACCTTGTGTCCGCTACCACCGGCCCGACGAACGCGACATACACGGCGACCGGGGAAGTCTCGGGCAGCAACTACACGGCCGGCGGTGTCTCCGTAACGAACGGCAACACGGCGGGCCTGACGAGCACGACGGCCTTCTGGACGCCGAGCGCGACCATCACCTACACCAACGTCACGCTGGCGACGGCGTTCGACTGCGCGATGGTCTACAGCACGACCGATGCGAACCGCAGCGTGGGTACGTTCACGTTCGGCAGCACGACGGTGGGCGGCGGCAACTTCTCGCTGACGATGCCGACGAACGACTCCTCGACGGCCCTGGTGCGCTTCGCGTCGCCGTAGGCGAGCGTGGCGCAGTGCGCCGTTCCAACTGCTTCTTCTTTGCCGCTCGTGCCTGGTGGCGTTGGCGGCATCGAGGGGCGTATTGGTGCGTGCGCCGCTCACGGCATATAGCGGGATGGCACTGGCTCGTGAACTACCGGGGCCGGTGGGTCCACTTCGAACCGCGCGAGCCGCAGCCGATGCCTCGCGCAATCTGGCACAAGCTTTTCTACCTCGGATCCATCAAGACAAAGGACTGACGAATGGCAACGACTCAACTTAGCACCGCGCAAGTCGCCACGCTGAAGGCGTTTGTCGCGGCGAGTGTGGACGCAAGCATCGTCGCCGCCCGCACTGCCGGGGCGACGATAGCACTGCGTGATCTGCTCAACGCGGACGCGGCGGGCCCGGTCAAGGCGTGGAACGTCTCTGTGGGGGCACAGACCCTTGACGAAGCGACACCGTGGACCTCGTTCGACACGCTCGACTCGGCTGCGGCCGGCGGCAAGAAACTGTCGTGGCTGCAGGTGTTCCGCTTCAACCGCGACTTCAGCAAGGCGGCGATGCGGAAGTGGGTCACGGACGTGTGGGGCAACGCGACGGCGGCGAGCAACGCCGAAGCGATCCTCCAAGCGTGCCTGGTCAACGCCACGGTGGCGCAGAACGCGATCGGCGGCACGGTTCGGACGACGGGCACGGTGAGCGGCCTCGACCGCGATTTCGTCGGCAGCGTCTCGCAGGAAGACTGCCAAAAGATTCTGGCTTGATGAGGTAGGCCATGACTACGACCACTATCAACTATGTGTCGGTTGACACGATCACGATCACGCAAACGTCACTGGCGGATGGTGGCTATCGGTCATCGGCTGCGGTGGACAACACCACCAACAAGTACATGGACGCGCTTGTTGGTGGGCTCACGCAGATCGGGGCCGTTGCGGCGGACGGGACGTTCAGCGTGTACGCCTATGGCTCGTTCGACGGCACCAACTACACGGCGGGCCTCGACGGCGCGGACGGCACGATCACCTGGGGCACGACGCCCAGCACGACGGGCGCGGACGGGTACCTCAATCTCCCGCTGCTCGGCACGGTGAGCGTGGACACCGCGGAAGACAACAAGGACGTGCGTTGGGGCCCGTTCTCCATCGCCGCAGCCTTCGGTGGTGTCATGCCGAAGAAGTGGGGCATCGTGATCAAGAACAGCACGGGGATCTCGTTCCACGCTACGGGCACGAACAACACCGTGAAGTTCCAGGGTGTGAAGTACGACGCGGCGTAAGCCATGCCTGTTATCTTCCGCCCCGCGCCTTGGGGAAAGCAGCCGTTCGGCGCTTTTCCCTCGCTGAACCGCAGCAGCCCGTTGGCGCGTGGGCTTGAATCGTTGCTGATTCCCGGCGTCCCATACGACATCGTCAGCGGAAAGCCTGTCTCGTTTGCCGGGCAAGTGTATACAGCGGTAGGCCCGGTGTTCGGAGGCTACCGCGCGACGGCGATGTCGGTCACCTTCGACATCCCGACGAGCGACCGGCTGCGCAAGGGAACCATAGCGTCACTCGGCACTTACCAAGCCTACGGGTCGAGCGCGTGGGCGGGCAGGGTGCAAATACTCCACTACGACGGGGGAACCGGGTGGCCCGGTGATCTCCAGCGCGCGGTCATCATGAACTGGGATTCTGGTGGCGGTGCGTGGCAGATTGGATACGGGATCGAGAACTTCGCCTCGGGCACTTCGGGTCCGTTCGGCTCGTACCTCGACAATGTTCACGCTGCCGATATGTTCTACGCTATAACCTACGATGCTACCTCCAACATCAACGGAACGGCTTACGCAAACTACTGGTCCGGTGCGCTCGGCGTTAGTGGCAGCGGCGCGTGGCCCACGGGGTATGTTCGATTGTTCTCGGTCGGCGCGCAGGACGAGAACCATCAATCGGCGATAGGGGCGGCGTGGTCGCGCATATTGAGCGCGGAGGAGTTGCGTTTGTTTCGTTACAAACCCTGGCAATTGTTAGTCTGACGCGCCATGCCCCGCCGCATAATCCTGTTGCCTGACGCCGCAGCCGCGAGCGGCACCGTCGCCCTGACCGGCGCGTCCGTGACGGCGTCCGCCGGCCTGGTGAGCACGACCACCACCGTCGCCCTCTCGGGCTCGTCGGCCTCCGCGAGCGCAGGATCCCTGTCGCAGGCCGTTGCCACCGCCCTTGCAGGCTCGTCGGTCACCGCGAGCGCGGGGTCGCTCGGGAGCGCGACGACGATCGGCCTCGCGGGCTCGTCAGTGACCGCGTCGGCCGGCAACCTGGCCGTCGCCGTCGCCCTGTCCCTGTCGGGATCGTCTGTCACGGCGTCGGCGGGCACGCTCACCCCGGTCCAAGGGACGACGAGGGCGCTCACCGGCGCCGACGTCACGACGGCCGCTGGCACCCTGTCCCAG